GTTTGACTAACTTGGCAACGGCACGTAGTAACTTGGGCCTTGGCTCCGCTGCAACACTGGCCAGCAATACTTGGTTGAATCGTACAAACAACCTCAATGACCTAACAAACGTACAGGCAGCTCGTAATAGTCTTGGCCTTGGCTCCGCTGCTACGATGAACGCGATTGGTACTACAGGTAGTTTGGACTTCACTGCTTCTGGTGGAAGCACTGGATGGATGATCCATCCAAATGGGATCATTGAACAATGGGGTCTTTTCAACATGGGCGGTGGAGCAAGTGTGCAACGAGTTAACTTCCCACGTGGGTTCACCTCGGCCTGCTGGAACATCACTATGACTCGATTCGAAGAGGCTTCCAATGAAAGCGGCATGGCAACAGTTAAGTCGTTTGATGCTGGGGGTTTTACATTCCACCACGGGTACAGCAACACATTCACACAATACTTCTGGCGAGTAATTGGGTACTAAAATGTTGACAGATAATGACTACAAACAAGCTGCTGACGCCCTCGGGGTTGAAGTTGCCTGTGTTAAAGCCGTCACCAAAGTGGAGAGCCGTGGAAGCGGCTTCCTCCCGTCTGGGGCTCCTGTAATCCTCTTTGAGCGCCATTGGATGTACAAACTACTCAAGGCTAAGCTTGGTAAAGAGCCAGCCCTGAGCGACGTTGTAGACCCCAAGGCAGGAGGTTACAAAGGTGGCGCTGCTGAACACACACGTCTTGAGAAGGCTGTAGCGATTGATCGTGAATGTGCATTGCAATCCTGCTCTTGGGGATTGTTCCAGATCATGGGCTTCCATTGGAAGGCTCTCGGATATCCAAGTGTACAAGCATTCGTCAATGCTGCGTATAAAAGCGAAGGCAGTCAACTGGATATGTTTGTGAGATTCATCAAAATCAATCCGGGAATGCTGGCAGCCCTCAAGGCGAAAGACTGGTCCAAGTTTGCCAAGTTGTATAACGGGGCTGAATACATGAAGAATAACTATCATACGAAGTTGGCACTTGCTTACGCCAGCTTTACATAAGGAAATACATTATGATCCTAACTGGAACACTACTACTACCAAATGGACAACCATTTAAAGACTCTTATGTGAAGCTCGTTGCTAAGTCCACATCTGAGCAAGTTTTGAAGAGCGTCACGGCGGGATTCCGCACAGATGAAGATGGAGAGTATTCTGTTGACTGTCCATTTGGAAACTACTCTGTAGTAGTTTCTGGTTCTGATGGTATGCAGACGATTGGTTCGATTGTTATCGAGGAGAACACAACAGAGACAAACATCAATGCTCTGATCCTCCTTGGCGACACTGCTGCGTCCAATCCACTTGTACAACAAGTTAGAGAGGATGCACTGGCCGCTGAAGAGTCTGCTGAAGCTGCTGCACTCTCTGCTGAACAGGCAAGCTTGTCTGCCATCGAAGCTACTGGATTAACACAAGCATTGACACTAACTTCTGTGGTAAGCCTCAGAGCGCTAGATACCACGAAATATTCTCGTGCGGACACATTAGGGTACTACGGTGCCGGTGACGGCGGGCATGGAAGTTTTACTTTCGTTCTGACCGCTTCTCCACCTACGGATAACAACTGTACAGTAATTCACTCCACAGATGGCCGAGGCTACTGGAAATTGATGTTGAACGGTACTCTAGACGTAAAACAGGCAGGGGCTCGTTCTGGTCAAGACTGTGCTCAGAACTTCAGAGACGTTGTGTCTGCCGTAGTAGCTAGCAACGGCGCTATTTCCAGAGTGCTGTTCTCTGCTGTAGATGGCGGGCAGTATACGGTTGCGAGTCAGGTGTTGTTCAATTGTAGTCAGATTGTCTATGAGTTCCATGCTGATATAATCAACACAGCATCAGTATACACCACACCACTAGTCTTCGCTCATGACACCAATGCCCAACCGTTGTCCGCTTTGTTCAACGTGACGGTCATTGGAAATGGTCACAAGTGGGATGGTAATGGTGCAGCGATTCTGGCTGGGATGGGGCTTGGTGTAGGTGTATTACCTCCAACATTCCCAGCACCAATGTTCAACTACATCGACAACTTGAAGATTCGCGAAACTGATTTTGCTAACGGTGTGTATGACAGCCTGAACTTGCGTCAATGTCGTAACCACAAAATTACTAAATGCATCTTTCGTGACGCCACTCAGTATCTGGCCAACGGTTTGAATGCAACAACTAATTGGTCTACATATGTACGTGGTGACTATCAAACCTACAGCTATGGTGTTATTGAGGATTGTGTTGCTTATAATAACGCTTCTATGGGAATGACATACTACCACAGTTGTGGTGGCACATTCCGTCGTTGTATCGCCTACAACAATGGACTTGTTAACGGTTCTGGTGGTTCTGGTAGTGGATTTAGTTACGAAATGCCGCCGGGTGTTGTTTCTGTGAAATATGCCGACGGTAGATTTGAAAATTGCCATGCCAATAACAACGGAATTAATGGTTACTACATCAACACTCCCGGTGTTGTTATCGATAAGGATTGCACATCCTACGGTAACGGTGTACTTGGTGTTACAAACGATGTTAGTGGACTCCAGATGTGTGGTGTTTGCGTAGTAGCTGCGGATGAAGTTACTGTCCTTGGTTCACACAGAGCGAACGCTAGACACGGAGTTTCATTCCTTGGTGCTGTCGGACTGCAACCTACATGGCAATGTGGTGGAGACTATCAGGATAATATCGGGTCTGGTATCAACATCCAAGGAATCTATCGAGGTGGTGTTATTCCCGGTACACTAGTGGCACGGAACGGAAGAGGGCTTATTGGAGGTCAAAACCTGCCAGCTCTATCTGTAACTAATGCTGCATATAATAATGGATTGGGACATATGGATATCGTTGGTATCAACTTCGACAGTAATGGTGCCAGAGACATTAATATCTCCAACATTCGTTATGTAACAGTAGCGAACTGTACGTCCTATAATACTAACGATGTTCGCACTACCACTGGAGGAACTGGATACAACTTCGGTGCCATCGGCGTGCTACAACTCAGAGATAACTTCTTGGATGTTGTTGGTAACGGATGGACAACAAACGGGTATGTGATTGGTAACGACGTATCTGCATTGTACCAAAAGAGTAATAAATCTAATCAAGTGTCTGGTACAGTTATGCTAAATAACGCCAGCACTAAGTTTGGTATTTCTGGTGCGACTCGTATGAACTCTAGTACGCACACTGTTAAAACAACACTTCCCGCTACAGGGACTGCAACACTAAACGACGTTGCAGACGTTTTGGCGACACTTCTGGATTCACTAAAAGATGGTGTCATGCAAGGCTAATTAATTGGAGGTTTCCACATGTCAAAGAAAGTAAAAATGGGGCTGGGTATCCTAGCCGCTGTGTTCCTTGCAGCAGAACCATTGATGATGTTGTGGCAACCTCTTCTCCCACAAGGATCATATGCAGGGATTGCAACATTCGTAGCTGTAGTGCGAGCTGGTTTGGTCTACTACACTACTACTGATAAAGGAGAAGAAGATGCTAGCAACTCTTAAAACATACTTGATGGTGGGGTTTGTCGTCTTGACACTCTCCATCGTAGGGTATTCGTACAAACTACACGGAGACGTTCAAAGGCTTGAACAGGAAGTGTCGGTATACATGGCTGCCGTTGAAGCTAACGAGAAAGCAACAGAACAGGCGAAAGCCTCCTGTCTGATATCGATTGACGCTCTGTCTGAGCATTACCGCAAAGAGAATGTCCTCAACACTAACCAGCAGGCCACAGGAGACGCGATCCTCGCTCTACCTACACTGACTATCAAGGAGAAAGCTAATGCAGCTCCTACGAAGCCTCAGGGCTTTTCTGATGATGACCGCCTTAGTCCTGACCTTATGCAGTTGCTCGACGCAGCGTACTGTGACGGTGACAAAGACGGTTGTGCTAGTTCCACCAAGTGAGTTCTTTCTCCCTTGTACCCCTGAACGTGTAAAGGAAAACACTGTTCGTGCGTTAGCTCACGGTTACGTGGTTAACACATACCAAGTATGGACTTGTAATAACCGAATCCAAAACCATAAGAAATGGTTTGAACAGCAGGAGAAACTTTATGGCAGCGGCAACAAATGATATGGTTAAGGCCGTACTCAACTATGTAGCAGGCGCTCTACTAATGATTTGTGTAGGTGTTGTGGGATACCAGCAATCTCAAATCAATAAGCTGGACGACAGGCTCTACACATTGCAGGCAACTACTGTAACTGAAGATAAACTTAATACAGCAATCAACAGGCTGTCTTCCGAAATGGACACCAAGATCACAAGCATTCGTAATGAGCAACAAATTACGAACAAGTGGTTGGAACGTGTAATGGACAAACTTGAGGGCAGTCACAACAAGAACTAACAGGAGTCTCATTATGACAAGAAGAACAGAATGGCCTTGGATGGCCGCAGTTGGTAGTCTTCTTGCAGCACTCCTATTTTGCATGTATCTTCTGGCTTTCCCCACATATAATAACAAAACGAGCCAACTAGAGTTGGAAGTAGCGAAGCAGGATTACCAGAGACAGCTCTCGGCCATCGACAGGAAGTACGAATCAAAAATCAACAACCTTCAGGAACAAGTTACTTCTTTGCAGTTTCTAGCGAATAAGAGATACGAGTTGTTGGATGACGACGTTAAAAGGAATAGACGTGAGATTGATGACCTTAGAGAAAGAATGAAGGCCCGTAAGCAGTGATGCTTCGGGCCTTTTGTTTGCCTACGAATTAACGCCAGCGACTTACATTGTTTTTCAGGTTACAAACTGGGCACACAATACGATAGTACGTATCACTACAACCAGTATAATCACGCACACACTCTTCAGCAATGTCAGAGAAATTGTACTCAAGAATAGCACGACAATTATAACAAGTAGTACGCTTAGCAGGTGCCACTTCCACAAC